ATGCCTAACTGCCTCAAGCCATCTATCATCACCACGTAGAGTATATTCATCAACTTCCGATATAACTACGCCATAATGATAGGTTTCCTGTCCGCCATTTCTTTCCACTGATAATGGAATTGCGCCTTTTCTATCCAGAGATAACTTGATTTTATCAAGTTCTACAGTAGTAAAGGTATCGTCAGAGGCAAGAGTAGCGGAAGAAGTGGCGTTCCCGGCATAGAGGTTATCCGTAACATTATCCAATAGCTGGCTAAAGACTGCCTTATCAAGTTCTCTGGCAAGCCAGTTTGACAAGGCCACCCTTGCCTGTTGGACAACATCAAACATAACCTCTTTTTTGACTTTTTTAGTTACAGCAACGGCTTTCCTTAACCAGTCAACGGTTAAATCAAACTTCGCCGATGCCAGTTTATCTTCATATCCTCTTAAGGTGCTTTCTCCTGTCCTGCCATCGCCATAGAGTTCAGTGAGAACATTTATATGAATCACATCTCCAGCTTGATTAACAAAGTCCTCCTTCTCTATGATTGGCTTTTCGGACATTTCCGCGCCTTTCATTGGCCCCCAGAAACTTTTTCGGGAAGCATCCATTCTTAGACGTTTCTCCCAAATTTCCGGAACGGCCGAATCAAGGTCGCTACTTGTATCGGAGTCCATTGCTACCATTGCGGTAACAGAGTCTCCTGAGATAGAACCTAAAAGGAAAAGAAGCGATAAAAACCAACGCTTCAAATCCATAGTCGTCTCCTTTTTAACTGATAATTATTTTTTGCCTGATTGACGTAGGCGAACAATGCGTTCATTTTCCTTACGTTCAAGCTCATCAAGTTGCTCTTTAGTAAGTTTCGTAAGGTCAATTTTTTTTACGCCAGCTTTGCCTATGTCTCCTTTTCCTACAATGAACTTTGGCTTTTCAGGTTTTTTCTCTGGCGCTTTTGCGGTCAATTTTTCCGCAGCCCGCTTTACCGCCCATAAGAACTTCTTGGGATTTTTGGCATAGGTCGCCTTAAATTCAGGGTCAGTTTTCATAATTTGCATTGCCAACTTCTTCAACTGGCGATTTCCTTGAGCATCCTTATGCAAATATTCGGGATATTCATCTACCGCCTGAAATGCTGATTGTACCTCAAGCAATAAACTTACCAACCCACCAATCACCCCATCATAATAATCATAGGCCTGATTGATTTTGTTGACCAAAGGCCAAGACCTTTCATCAACCTCATCCTTTGTAAAGCGGAAATTATCCTTGTTTTCCTTTTTCGTGTCATCGCCTTTTGACTTCAAGACTTCGGGATTTAAGCGGAGTTCTCCATTCTCGTCTTCGGTCACGATGCCAAATTCAATAAGTTTCTGCAATTTCTGCGCCTGCTTATTGACTTCATCAAACCTTTCACGAGGAATGTATTTGGAGCGGTCTTTACCGACGTCTTTACCGCTGTCGTCGTCAGCGTCCCCCTCCTCATCGTCTCCACTTTGTCCTTCATCATCTTTATTGGAATCATCGTCATCTTCATCATCGTCATCCACAAATCCAAACTGATTAGACAATAATTCCATTAACCCAAAAAACCATTTTTCCAATATCATTTTTCTCCTCCAGTTTTATTACCGAGAGCCTGCCTCTCGCGGGTTTGTTCTTTTATGGCATCTCTAATCTCGGTTAGATTTTCCATCTGCCATATAAGACTTTGCGGTTTCTTCAAACATTTATCTATTTGATTAATTCGTGCTATCAGGCGGATTTTCTGCTCTGCTGTCTTCATATTGTTACTTTCCTCATTGAGCAAATTTTCGTTTAATGCCTGTCTATCTTCTTTTAAGATTTCGCAATAAACCTGAAAATCTGTATTTTGCGACAGGCGTTTCATTGCCTCTGCACGAGATATAATTTTTTCTCTTCGTCTTGCCCCTTCCTCAATTTCAACTTGGGTCAGTTCTTTCTTGGTTCCTCGTAATCTATTAAACAATCGATTAAACATTGGCTTCTCCTATGCTTAAAAAATTATCTATATCGCTATAAAAATATTTAAAATCATTCTTATTAAATACCTTATACCAATCACATTTCTGCTCTATATGTTTCAACTTCCAATAATATACTCCAACTATTTGCCTTGCTCTTTCACGACTTATATTAAATAATTTTCCAATTTTTTCATAAGTTAAATGGTCAAAATATTGTCTGGCAAAAATATTCAAATTACGCAATATTTTTTCTCTTCCCCTTCTACCTATAAATTCCTGTAAGACAAAAACTTTATAATTACTCATTCATTCCCTTTTGGTATGGCATTGGCGGTAATGTGCCTTGTACGCCCATCTCAATATCCGTTAACACCTTCTGTGCGGCTATGCCTTCTGGAGTTCCTTTTTTAAATTTAGCGGTCTTTTTTAACTGCTCTAACTGTTGCTTTTTCATAATCTCCTGTTGTACCATTGCTTTTACTTTAATCATTTCTTGAGTCAATTCCTCTTGGGTGGGTAATTTTAAGGTTTTAAGATTATAAGCATCTATCAAATTCTGGGTAATCTCCCGCAGATTATTCAAAGTGGTTGGCGATAATTGCGGAGAAAATAATGGATTTTTACTCAATAATGCGTACGCCTCCTGCGCATCTTGGCGCTTGCGATAAATGTTATCGCTAACCGATGTTCCTCTGGGGATAAAATTCCAGTTTAAACTCAATGAAGAAATTGCGATTTTTCGATATGGATTTTCTTTTGCCTCAGTTACAAAGAAAACTTTATTTTCCATTCCTGCGTCTTTCATCATTTTTGCGTGCATACGAATATTCGCCTCAAAGAATTTCTTATTGGTCATCTGTAAAAGGGTAATCATTGTATCAAAAGAAAAATTACCTTCTCCAATTATTGCCATAATTCCCCTTGCAGTCTTGTTTGAGGCGATATTACTTTCGCTTCCAAGAGTATAATCAGTAACCCCGAATAATTTTTGTAGCAAAGCAAGGGTAAATTCAATAATCCATTGACTTCGGGCTTCGGAATAATTACCCATATCTAATCTGCCAAGTCGCGTCTTATCATTAACTCCCCAGAATTCCTGTGGGCCGAAAGTATGTACCTCTGGGTCAAAACCGCTTTCCTCGTCATAAATAAAAGGCGGATGGGAATTAATGGTATCTCTATTAATCATATTATTGAAAAGACTATCTATTAAATCACGCAGGCCTCTTGCAAATTCTGGTATTGATTTACCTCTTGCTCTATGAGACATTGGCATAATTTGCCAATGAAAAAACATCCGTTTTCCGCGATAGGGATTAATAATCCATCCTAATAATTCACCGTTTTCAATTGCATAAAGGGCGATGATTTCCTTAACTTTAGTCTTATTCTCGCCATAAGGTAAATCTATTTGTCCCCAAACTTCAAGCAAGTTTATTTTATCGGTAGTACTTACCTTCTTGTCATCTTGTTTTGGTTTGATTTTATCTACTGCTTCTTCATCATAAAAACCATCTTCAGGATTACCTGCTTTTTTCTTAAGCCAATGCCAATTTTTTCTGAATTTATGTGCTACCCAAGGCAATTCATCATAATCCCACGTATCCGCTCCTTCCGGCAAAATTAAATCCTTCGGGTCAACGGGAATAAGTTTTGTGCCGAAATAAACTTTATCCTTTTTTTCAACCGTAATTTCCTTAACTTCTGGGATTACACCGGTGGTAATATCCGGTTTAGGTTCAAAATCTTCCGCAACCTCAATAGGATAACCATTAGGCCAGTTATCATCGTATTCATTTTTAGTGGAAGGGTCTATCATAGGTTCGCCGGTTTCAGGATGCAAAAGAGTAAAATAAGTTTCCTCCCATTCATAATCCTCGTTCGCTTCAATAAGTTTCCCTATGCCATCGCCAGTAAGCCCCACATCCATCATAATGTCGTAAAAATTGCGTTCAAAATTCATCTCATCTTCAAGAGTATATTCATTATATTCTTGAACTATTTTTGCGGCTTGTTGGTCTTCTCCCATCATCCCTCTGCCCGAGACATTGCATATTGGCTTGGTGAAAATGGTCTTTACGAAACGGGCAATAATGGCACGCAAAGTAATTGCCTCAAGGGGAATTCCGACATCGGCCGAATTTCCGCACCAAATTGCCTTACCATTTCTACGCACATATAAAGTATGAAAAGGAGTAGTGCAACAATATGCTAAATTATTATATTGAACAATACTTATTTTTTGTTTTTCAATCTGCGTAGTCTGTTTAGTATTTATGCTTATTTCATAACCTTGATGTTTAGATATAATTTTTCTTCCCTTGATAATACTTTCTTTTCTTTCTTTTTTCCTTATATAAAAAGTAGCTCGTAAACCTATTTTTTGAGCAATTTCTTGTATATTATCAGCTAATCTTTTAGAAGTTGTATAATACATCTTATGAATTCTGCCATTTTCTTTTTTTACAATACAACCATCTCCTAAAATTAAAGTAGTTAATAATATGTTAAGCAAATAAGGTTCTAAATCTAAATAATGTTCTGGAATATATTTTTGATAACACAATCCCAAATCTTTTAATTCTTGCCGAGCTTCTAAAGGAATTTTTTTACAAGATACATAAAAATTATGTCTATTATAACTATATGATAATCTCATCCGTTTTAATAATTCTTCTATCTTTTTGCATTTGTCAGAATTGACATTTTTAGATTGCGATATACATATAGTTCCTGATTTTGCACTCCATCCTTCAGAAATATACCAACCTAAAAATTTCAACCAATCTTCCGCCTTGAAACCATATATTTTATCTATTTTTTTATAATGACAAAATTTAGAAACTAAAGGAATAGAATAATGAGTATCTTTTCTTTTTAATAAATCTTGGGCTTTCATAAATTTTGCCGGTAAACTATCTCTATGTGAAAATAATACATTTGTTAACCAATTTTTATTTATTATCAACATATTATGATTTGGTGAAACCAATAAATTTATGCTTTTACCTTGAAAATGTATCATTTCTTTATAATAATTAACTTGCAAATTTGTTATAGGCATCCACCAAGCTTCTTGATTCATCGGATTCATTGAATAAACTAAATCTGAAGTAGTAATATCCTTTATACTTATCCATCCTCGTTTAGTTAAAACTTCTGTATCAGGAGAATAACAACCTTCCCAGGGTTCTAATTTTGGGAAGGCATCAGGGTCATCTCCATAGCTTAATCCTTGTATGGAGCGTATTGCCTCAAATCGCTTAGTCCAGTTATCTACTTTTTTGCAATAACTATTATGAGCATCCAGATGAGTTAATACTTCTTGCTCAATAAAATCTTTAATAGTCTCGCTTTGTTTCTTAAAAAGTTCTGATGGAGGCATTAAATGCTCCTAATAAATAAAAAAGACGTAGTATGTTCATAGTTTGAACACATCTACGCCTTCGCTTTAAGCGGTGGTGCGAACTAAATTAAATTATTCTTGTAAGACTATCTCCTTCATCTCCTAATTTAATTGTATTTTTCATTTCTAATACAATTGCGATATTTCCTCTATGAAAATTTATTCTTAATTGCCCTGTATATTCCTTTTTTTGAAGTTCTTTAATATATTTAAGAAGTTTTTCTAATTTTTCGTGCATTCCCATTTATTAGGATTAGAAACTTTACTAAAATAAATCTTATTAGGCCAATGTTTCCAATGAATTATTAACCTTTTATTGATTATTCTAATAAAAATCTGTTCCCAAGATTTAATTTCATGGATTATTCTGTTTTTTAAAACCATCCTGAAATATGTCCTTTTATGTTTTCTCCTATACTTTTCTTTTTGAAGTTCTTTAATATATCTAAAAAGTTTTTCTAATTTTTCGTGCATAATAAAGGGCCCGTCAGAATGCCTGATGTTAATTCATCTCTACACCATTTTATAAAAGCGCATTGCCTCTTATAATAAATAAGAGCGTCTTTTATAAACGAATTTCTTCTCCTCTGACTATTGCTTAAAACCATCCTGATTTATGATGTTCCATTTGCCCTGAATGATGCTTGCCCATTGCCTTAAATTTCTTTTTTGGTCGCCAACCGCCTTTTATCGCTTGAGCAACTTTTTCAAATCTATTTCTTGCTCTTTGAGATTTAAATTTCCTTATTTTGCCTGATGACATTTTTAATTTAGTTTTTCCTATTTTCATTTAAAACCATCCACTTTCGTGATGTTCTGCTTTTCCGCTATGGTGTTTTCCCATTGCTTTAAATTTTTTCTTTGCTGTTCGCCAATATGCTTTTCCTGCCACCTTTTTGGCACGTTCTTCGCCGATATTATATCTTTTTTTTGCCTTTTCTTTTATTTCTTCAAAAGTAGATGGTTTCATAATCGCACCGCGCTTTTGTCTACTTCTCCAAGCGAGTAATCCTTTGCCGCGCCGTTTTTTAGGTATTCCCCTTGCCATAACTTACTCCTTTCTTTTATTTAATATATTCTGTATTCTTTCCATTTATCCTAATACACTTATCGCATTTAATATTCCTGTTCTTACAATCAAACTTTAAGCAAGCACCTTTCTCGCGGATTAAAGAAAATGGCTTGCGAATTGATGTTATTTTGCTCATTTTTTATCCCTTAAAAAATTCTTTAATTTAACTCTATTTCTCAATTTATTAAATAATGCTTCCGAGCATAATTTAATATAATTTTGCCTTTTTTGTGCCCGCATTACTGTCATAATCGCATCGGTCAATAATCTGACCATATATGTTTTATGTTCAACCATCATAAACTCGTGGGCGACAACCTGGGAGATTTCCTGGCCATTTTCCAGTTTATGCACCCAAATACCGATTACCTCTGCGGAGTTTGTTACTTTATATTCCTTATCTCCGACTTTTATCTTGGCAAGATGGCCTTGTTCGTCAGTAGCAGCTTTCTCTTCGGCCTCTTTTTTGTGCTCGTCTTGATTTTGAATACCGCCGTTATTGCCCATTATACTCTTCCTTTCGGGTGGCGTGTCTTGACAAAATTTTTATTGCTTTCTACCGCCTTAAATACATTTACCGCGATATATTCAAGGGCATTAAAAGGATGTTCATAGTAACCGTCCTCTACCGGCCTCTCATCAATAAAACCATCATTATTAGCCTCCGGATAATGATATCCGCCCTCAAATCCCTCAATGATAATCTGGTTGGCAGGAGTATCGTTTACGCATAATGCAGGAACACCGTCAATGATAGTCTTTAATTTTTTCTCAATTATGGATTTTCTTGCGTCGTAATTTACCTTATTAGTATTTGAAGGGATTGATATCACCTTAAAACCTATCTCGGAAAGTATCTGCGCAGAGGTCTTTTTAGACTTATCGCTCTCTTGTTCTCCGGCAGGATCGCCATAATTTCTTAAAATAAAATCCTTGTAATAAAGATTAAAATAAGTCTTTACTCTTTCTCCAAATGCATCAATAATCTCATCTTCCCCTAATAGACAATCCAAGATATTCCATCTACCCTTTGAATCAATCTGGCTTACTACACAACAAGGTTTATGGTATCCATAATCCCAACCAAGCAATAATTCTCTGTCTTTAATAACCTCAATCTTCCTTGAATGTAACCCTCGGATAAATCCGCCATAAAAAGGTTTTCCCGCGGAGGCTGTATAATTTATGTCAATTTCCTGAGCTATATCTTTTGTTGGCCTTTTTGCAACTTCTTGCCTATACCATTCTTCAGTTTTTTCGGGATGTACTCTCCATAATAAAGTCTTAACTTTTATTTGACCGGATTTTCTTAAGCGGGCAAAGGTATTCAATGAACCATTAGGGGTAGATATTGGTAGCTTGCATTTAGCAGAGTCTCCGCAAGCACGCCAGACCAGTTCTGCACAATCCCAAAAGGCGAACTCATCAAGCAATATAGCGTTATATCTTCCCTGTCTTGAAAAATTATCATTCATTGACTCGCCAGTAATTGATGCTCCATTTAGTTTAAAAATTTTCATATAACCAGAGTTTCGTCTATCAAATCCACACATTCTTAATAACCAATCTGGCAAAACCCTAATCATATAGCGTAAGCGTTCAAATAAAGTATCTAAATCTCCTATCCTATCTACTAACTCTTCTTTACGAGAACCCGCTAAAAAATTCTCATCAAAAAATAACCAACGATATAGAAATACTCCTAAAATAATCCAAGTAGTCCCCATATCGCGGGATTTCTCGGTCAAAACACTTTCTCCATTTATTATTGCTTGGTTTATTTCTAAAGCATATTCTTCCTGATAATCGTAAAGAATAAAGGGAATATCGGCGGGTTTCTTGCGGGGGTCATAAGTAAAAAGGCAAATGTCAAAAAATGCGATTATATCTTTTTTGAATAAGGCAATGGCGGCAAATTTTGATTCTATATGTTGCTCACAATAATTAAAAAAATCTATGCGAAAAATAAGGTTTTCTTTTGTGTCTTTTGGAATAACTTGCTGATTATCTCTTTTTAATAACTGTTCCATTATTTCTCCTAAAAACTATATCAATTAATTCCTCTTGAGGTTTTTCTTTAAGGTTTCTAATGTCTATCTTGGTAATGTGGGTAGAGACGTCAATCAAAGGCTTTTCTCCTTCCATTTCTTTTCTTGCCTCATTTATCAATTGTGGCAAAACTCCAAGTTTTTTTTCTTGGATTTCCCCATATTGATTAACAGTTTTAGCGTACCAAGTTAATGCTTCTTCAGTAGCTTCTTGTAATACTCTTAAACGATATGCCTTATTTGCTATTGGAATACGAGAAATATTTTTAAGATAACGATTACGGAGATAATTTATAACAGGACGCCATTTCTTACCATAACGGTAATTTTCGTCTATATTTTTAAATGACATTTCTAAATTAAATCTATCTTTTAGTAAATCTACAATCTGCCGAGTGCTTTTGCTCATTGCAAGCCAAAGACAAATTTGAAACTGATATTGTCTATCTAATAATCCGCTGGGACGCCCTCTTTTGAATTTTTTTACTATTTTTCTCATAAAATCTTACTCCAAAAATTTTACCTTTGCCTTTTAATAATAATAACTTGGCTACATCGGCCATTTGTAATCCATCAGCCACTAAATATATATATCCGGTTCCATCTTGTATATCAAAGGCAAGGTTATGCTTTCGGTTTTCAAAACTCGCGGTAATATCAGCAATGATTTTTTTATTCATAAATCGTTATTAATAATTTACTCCTTGTCTTTTGCGC